CCGCTACGACTACGCCGACCCCACGCCGTTGATCAGCCTCAACAGCGACGACGACGGGATCACGCTGGGCCCGGACGGACAGATCGACATCCGGATCTCGGCCACCGACACGATGAAGTTCACCCGGGACCGGGCGCTCTACGACCTGTTCGTTGTAGACATCAACGACCCCACCGAGCGGCATCCGGTGATGGAGGGCCGTGTGCGGGTGTCCAAGGCGGTGACCCGGTGAGCGAACCCATCGTCGAGTACAGCGTGGTGATCGACCAGCCGCGGCCGGAGGTCGTGGAGATCGAGACCGAGCGTCCGGTGCTGTTGATCTCCAGCGTGGGCGCGCGCGGGCCGCAGGGACCCCAGGGCCGGCCGGGCACCACCGAGCGCCGGCTCTACGGCGAGGGACCGCCCGGAACGATCATCGGTGCAACCCCAGGCCAGGAGTACGTGGACATCCTGACCGGCGACCTCTACGTGTTGGAGTAACGATGCCCTGGACCACAGCAGGCAACATCAAGGGCCCGAAGGGCGACAAGGGTGACCCCGGACAGACCGGGTCACAGGGACCACAGGGCGAGGTGGGTCCAGCCGGTCCCGCCGGCCTGAACTGGCGCGGCAACTGGGCGGCCGGCACCGCGTATGCGGTCAACGACTCGGTGGCCTACTCCGGGGCGACCTACTTCGCCACCGCCAGCCACGCCACCTCCGACACCACCCCACCGACCAACGAGTCCGGCGCAACCACCCAGGTGAATCCCGGCTGGGCGGTGCTGGCGCTGGAGGGCGCTCAGGGTGCGCAGGGACCGCAGGGTGACCCCGGTCCCAAGGGTGATCCTGGGGTGAAGGGCGACACCGGCAACACCGGCGCCCCTGGCACCCGCGGTTCGCAGTGGTACACCGGCACCGGGGCTCCGGGCACCATCTCCGGGTCCATCCCCGGAGACAAGTACCTCGACACCTCCTCCGGCGACGTCTACACGCTGACCTGATGCCCTGGACACTGGCAGGCAACATCAGGGGCCCGGCCGGCTCTGGTGGCAGCCTGGACACCGCTGCGGTCTACGTGTGGACCAACACCCACACTCACACCGCGCCCAACGCGACCACGCCCGCGCACATCACCAAGGCCGCTGCCTCCCAGACTGGCGCGGTCTGGCGGTTGGTGGACTCCAACAACGTGGTGCAGGCCGAGATCGACGCCACCGGGGTCTACCGCTCCGGGGGTCGGCGCACCGCCCCGCTGACCTCGAGGTTAACCGCGAACGCCTCGAGCACGTCCACGTCCTACTCCTCCACCGGGCTGTCGCTGACCACCGCGGCCGGCGCGGTGTACATGATCCGGGCAATCGGCAGCTACCAGACTGCAGCCACCACTACCGGGATCGGGCTGCAGATCGGCGGCACCACCACCGCGACCTCGATCCGCACCCAGAACGTCACGTGGGGAGTCACCGCCACCACCGCCACCCAGTTCGTGCAGGTCGCCTTGGCGCCGGGGTTGGCCAAGTCCACCGCAGTGGCCACAGCCAACAACCCCTTTCCGTTCAGCATCGAGGGACTGATCCAGGTGAATGCGGCTGGCACCCTGGATCTGCAGTTCGCCACCGAGGTAGCCGGCTCGGCCGCCATCGTGCACGCTAACTCCTACCTGATGCTTCAGGAGATCGCATGAGCCTGCAGTTCAACGAGCCGATCCCGGACCCGGACGGCTTCCTGGTCTATGACCGCGACACGTCCCTGGGGATCAACGGGCGTGGGGTGAAGCGGCCGGGACGCACCGAGTCATCAGGGAGCGGCAAGAACGCCCAGACCGTCGAGGTCGGCGAGGACGTCACCAACCAGGTCACAGCGCCTGAAAAGTGATACCCTGCTGCGGTCAACCACCACAGCTGAGTTGACGGTGCTCACAGTGAGAGAAGCCCCCGCCCCCCTGCGGGGGTTTCTCCTTGTTCAGACCAGCTCGGCGATCCAGTGCACCCGGGTGCGGCCTTGGTGGCCGTGGATGTAGATGACATCGTCGATGTGCCGGTAGATCGCGGTAGAGGCCACGCCTGTGGTCCACCTCATGGCCACCGTCCCATCGGAGAACTCCACACCCTCGGCCACCTTCCCCGTACCCGAAATGCCCGTCATATCCTCATCACGGAGCAACTCGAACACCCGAATCAAGGTCGGCATCACAGATCCCCCTCGGTCACGTCATGCTGGCCGCCGCTGTTCTCGTCCTGCTTCTTCTCCGCGCGCGCAGCGTCCCAGGCCGAGAAGTGCCCGACGAAGTTGGCGTACAGGCTCATGCAGGCCACCCAGAGCACGCTCTCGGTCCACCACAACAGGGTGGGGATGAGCAGCAGCGCCCAGGCGGCCATCATGACCAGGTGGAAGCCGGCCAGTAGATCGTGCAACTTGTCCGGAAGTACCGGCACCCGGCGCAGGAAGCTGGTCATACCGTCATCTCCCAGGGGCTCTTGCTGTCCTCCCGGCGATGAACCTCGCCGATGTCCCAGTTCGCGTGCTTGCGGGTGGAGGAGTTGGAGCGGACCTCCTTCTCCATCCAGTTCGGGTCGTTGGCGTACTCGATGCCGATCGGCTCCACCGGCAACGCCCGCTTGTTAACAATGTTCCAGGCCAGCGCGGCCGAACAGACGTCGTCGGGCAGGTGGAACTCCTCCTTGCGCGAGTACAGATCGCCCACGCTGCAGTACAGGTGCGCCTTGTACATGCCGCCGATGCGGTGTGCCCGGACCTTGTCGTTCTCCACCGCCGAAACGAACTCGGTGAGCATGTTGTCGCGCTTCTCGCCGGTCATCTTGAACCCGCGCGCGCGGATGTCGAGGTAGTCCGCGACCGCGTTGCCCACGCCGGTGGCGTCGTGGATGCCCTCGGCGTTGTACTTGGTCATCAGCTTGTTGAACAACCCAACCATCACCGGGTAGGGCCGGCGCCGGACCTTGACGTAGTAGACCAGCCGGATCGGCAGCTTGGTGACGTCCCAGACGGTGATGACGGTGAAGTCCATCTCCTTGGCCCAGTCCGCCGCGATCGCGTACTCCTTCTCGTGCCGGTAGTCGGCGAACTTGTACTCCTCGTAGTCCTTCTGCACCTTCACGTGGTGCTCGGGCTGCAGGTCGGTGTCGAACATCCGCTCCACGGCCTCGGAGTCAAAGGCACGGGTGCCGATGCTGGGCTCACCCAGCTCGTACTCCACCCGCCACATCTCCGCGGGGATCTCGCGCTTCTTCTGCTCCACGAACGCCGGGTCCAACCAGCCGTCGATCGGGTTGGCGCTCTCCCGGTAGCACCAGGTCATGATCGGCAGATCGTTCTCCTGGAACCGCTGGTACACATGCGCGAAGGTCTTGTCCGGGTACTGCCAGGTGGAGCTCATCGCGGTGTGGGCGGGGATGATCTCGCCGGCGTAGTTCTTCTGCGGCATCGGCTGACCGAGAGCGGCGTTGAGGATGTCCTCGTCCATCTCGTCGATCTCGTCCAGCAGCAGGTCCGGCGGGTGCGGGCCACGGACGGTCTTTTGGGACGCGGTCAGCGGGCGGATCTTGGCCCCGTTGGTTAGCCGGATCACCGTGGAGGACTCGTCCTGCACCATGCGCTTGGGTGCGTTCGGGGAGTTCCACGCATCGCGCATGGTCTCGTGGATGTTCAGCGACTGGTTCAGCGAGCCACCGAGGATGTTGACATCGCCGCCGCGGATCGCGGCCTTGGTCAGTCCGAGGATGGAGAGTAGCCGAGACTTTCCTGCCAGACCTCGAGAACCATGGATGAGCAGCTGCGGCTCTTCATTGAAGTACGACGCAGCGAACGCATCAAAAGGAGCGTTGTGGTGAGGGCACACCTTGTTCCGAGGGATCGTGTGCCCCCACAACGCCTTGACCAGGTAGTAGAGCTCGTCTCGGGTTCGAGGAGGGCGGGTGAGCTCAATGGACATGTCCTCAGCCGAAGACGCCGACCACAGCCAGCAGAATCAGCAACAGCAGCACCACGATCAGCAGACCGGCCAGATCGCTGTGGGTGTAGCCGCCCTCGTTCTTCTTCATGGGTGAATCTCCTTGTCGGTGACCGAGATGAACAGACCTTCTCCGGTGGGGGCGGCCGGCCCGGAGACAAAGCGCCCCTGGGAGTTGCGCTTGGCAACCACGTCCCGGTAGGGCGTGACCTGGTTGGACACGTAGAAGCTCATGCCGGCCTGGATCGCCCCGGCCAACAGGACGATGAGTGCGAACGCGGTCTCACCGATGATGTCGGCAAGGGTCGCGCCCGCGGTCAGCACCTGAATGCCGGCCAGGATGCTGAAGGTGATCAGCACCGGCTTGGACTTGCTCACCGGAACCGGAGGCATCACTCCACCACCCGGAACCGTCTGCGTCCCAGCTCACGCAGGCTGGGGCCGCCCGGGATGCCATCACCCTTGGGCGCGTTGATCTTGTCCTCCCAGGCCGCGTACGCGCGCTTGGTGGCGCTGCCGGCGTGCCCGTCGACCTGGAGGTCGATCCCCAGCTTGGCGTTCAGCGCCCTCTGCACCAGCCGCACCCCGCGGATGGCGTTGGGCCCACCCTGCCGGAACTCCCGCCGCACATTGCTCAGATCCACCCGCGGCAGCGTGGTGCGGCGCTTGTCGCCGAACCAACGGGCCTCGGACTCCTCGGCACGCTTGGAGTGCACCAGAGAGACGTGGATGTGATGGGTGTGCGGGTTGGACCCGGTGTAGGTGTTGGCCCGCCAGCCGTAGGTGCGGGAGTAGATCTTGCGGTTGAAGATGACGTACCAGACCCGGGGGTCACCGATGGTGGCGTTCAGGATCGCGCGCTCGTCGCGTCCCTGGACTCCGATGTCCACCGCACGCACCACGCCCCCGCTGTCCCAGTCGGGGTTGTGGTCTGATGGCCGGGCCTGGTGAGAGGTGTCGCCCACCGCCCCGTCTCCCACCTGGACATCGGGCCAGGTGGGCGGAGCCATGTGGTGGTTTACCTCGTGGGTGAGCTGCAGAAGTGACGGTGCCACGTACCAGCTAGCCATCGACTTCCTCCTCCTCGAAGGAGTCGACGTCGAGGTCATGGTCTGGAGTGGTCTCCTCGCCGACCTCGTCGTCGAAGTCTTCCCCGGAGTCCTGGGCGGGGACGTCCTCGGGCCTGTTGGTCACCGGTTCTCCTGGGCGTAGGCCACCCGAGCCTGTCGCTGCTGCTCGCGCTGCTCGTTGTAGCGCTTCTCCTTGTCCTCCAGCTCCTTCTCCCGCTCGGACTGGAGCTGCTCCAGGCGTGACTGGCGGTCGTCCACCGACTCGATCCAGCCCTCTTCCTCCGCGCGCGCGAGCTGCTCGTCGGTGTACTCCGCAGCCACACCGGGCGGGGTGTCGGGGCCGGCTACGCCGGCGACGAACGGAACGGTGCCCTCGTACTTGTTCTTCTCAGCCATGACTGACCTCCTCACTCCCATCGTGAAGGGGAGGGACAGTCACGCTCGGTCAGTCACACTGGGCGATGTCGGGCAGGTCCTGCTGGGCCCGGTTCAGCTCGTTGCGCCGGCTGGTGGCCTTCCACTCCAGGTAGGCCGCGCGCTGCTTCCAGTCCTCGTGGTTCTCGAACACGGTGACGATGAGGTCGTTCAGCGCTTCCCGGTCCTGGTCGTTCCACTCGGTGCGGATAGCCAGGTTGCGGGCGAAGGACTCGTTGCACTTCTGCTGCTCGGTGGAGTACCAAGCGGTCTGACCCACGGTGACCACGGCCATGATGATCATCAGCACGCCCAGCGTGCGCAACAACCGCCGCTCGCGCTGGAGCCTAGCTTCGGGGCTTGTCACGCTTGCGCACCACCTTTGCGTGGATCTCGTCCACTTGGTGGCGAAGCCGACCAAGGGAATAACCGACCAAAAGGCTCCCAACCGACCATATCGTCGAGTCGACCAGGTAATCCAGAGTCTCGTTATCCATCGCCGTTGGCTTCCTTGTTGCGTGATCCCGCGGCCAGCACAATGCCGACAGTGCCCATAAAGATGCCATTGATGGCCTGGTCGGGTTCATAGGAATCCACCAACAGTCCGGCAAAGAAATTGATCAGCCAGACCACGGTGATGGAGATCACAATCCCCCAGCGGAGGCGATTCGGAAGCACCTCACCGCCCTATCCCTCGTGCCACTCCAGATAGACCTCTCCCTGACGCGGGAAGAACTCGGGCTTGGTAAACCGGATGTTGGCGGTGGTGTTGATGTTCTGCGTACAGGTCAGTCCAGTGCGATCACCTCGGGTCACCATCAGCTGCTGCATCTGCACCTCGGTCAGCGGCAACCAAGCCGCCTGTCCACGCAGCAGCTCACCGATCTTGACCCACTCATAGATCACCGGCAGGCCGCCGCTGGGCTGGCTGCCCTAGATCGGAAGAGCCTCGTGGAGAGAAAGAGGGGACAA